AGTCATTCCATCTTGACTGATTTCTTTTGAGTGGTGTCTCTTAACCACGATTTCTTTTGAATGGTGTCTCTTAACCATGATTTCTTTTATTTGGAGTTTCTTAACCAACTTCCATGTTATTAATAGAACTCCCAGGGGACTCCATCAGCCACTTCTATCAAAGAAATAGAATAGGAAGCAGTGTTAGCAGCAGGAACAACAGCTGTAGCAAATGATATCACACCACTTGCAGCTGATGAAAAGGGTAGGACCTTAACTACCAGAACATAAACTCCGGCCGCATTACCAACAGTTACGTTAGTAGAAGTGGACTGGACTATAGTAGTCATATGAGTAGTTCCGGAAGGGGCCAAAACCAAACCATCAGTATCACTCTGAGCTTCAACGATCATAAGATAACTTTTACCGATTGTCTCTGGGGGGAAAATCAGATTGTTGAAGGCATCTCGAGTGACGCCAATAGTATTTTCATTTTCAACAGCTTCACTAAACATGTTGGCACCAGCACCAATGTCAAAGGTGTCCGCTTGGAACACTGGTAACCCAGGAGGGGCTAATTGTTTCTTATAAAATGTTATATCATAAGAAACCCATAGTTGACCAAGAACTACACCAGCTTGAGACACACCAGAAGTAGCCACCTGAAAATGTGCTAAATGTGAAAGTCGTGATTCACCACTGGTATATAATAACCGAGTGGGTCTCTCAGTAGGATCACACTCCAAACCCGCGTTAATAATCACAGACGGTTTGGATGAGACACAATAATCGGATGACTGCATTTCAACTAGTGTGGCATAAGGCTCATCTTCAACATCATAATCAGCTGCCAAAGTGACAGCACCCAACGCTTGACTAGATCCATTGAAATCAGCGGAAGTAGGAACATGCTCAAAAACAATACCATTGGGTTCCCATTGATCAAACATGGCAGCCATACGACTTAACCAAGGGAAAGTCTTTGAGTCACTAGGGTTAACCACATACACTTTGTTTTCAAACTGATTTGCTGTAGCAGACGATATAACATCCCCTATATATTCACGCTCAACAATTCTAACACCGCGCTTGCCAACATTTTGCATGCTAACAGTTTGTTTGGAATCACCATGGATGAGGGAATTATACTTAACTTGATAATCACCAAATCCGAGGAAACGGGAAGCAGCAGCACCAGCAACTCGACCAAGAATAGGTTGGCCGACCATGGCACCTAAAGTGGCACCACCGTCTGCTAAAAGTTCTTTGATAAAAGCATTCTTATTGAATATTTTATTTGAAGCTACAACTTTCTTCTTAGGAGCTGGAGCTGGAGCTGGAGCTGAAACCGGTTTAACGATTTTCCTATTTCTAATTTTGGGCATTTATTTAATAATTTTACCGACCTCCAGATCAGTCGGCATGGGTAGCAATAAAGTCAAGGAATTTGCTCAAGTCGAGTTTTCGATTTTCCATCTTAAACTGCTCGACGAACTCTTCCTCAAAACCATTTTGCAATAATCTAAAGAAGGTTTTATAAACATTTTCGGGAAATGCTTCTCCATCTTTAAATGTATGAGAGCAGAAGCTAAAAGCTTCACCTTTTGAAAGAACTGAGGCTTTAACCTCAAGGCCTAAAGTGGCATATTTCTCTACCATGTCAGCAAATAGTTTTTCCACTGCATCATCTCCCAAGACGATGATTTTAGTATCATCTTCTATGAGGAAGCGTGCGGCGGCCCTCATCATTCCATTCAACTTAGTAGTCATGAAACTTCCGGACTTTTGTATACCATTTACATTTACAACAAGTAGGACACCATCAGAGGTACTGTAAACTGTCCTTGCAAGACAAATGACCCAATTGACACAAATGCGGGAATAAACCTCATTTGCATTACAATTGACCAAATGTACTTGGATGCAAAGAAACATTAACCATTCCCTCACAGACCAATCCCAATTTCGCATGTCATTAGAAACTGCTTTCTTAAGCCAGGGTTTTACCATTTCGAACAAAATTTGTTGTTGCTCATCTTTGGACAAACCCATTCCAGCTTTAGAAAAACACTCTTCCCAACGATCAATTTCAAAGAAAACTTGTTTACTGAAAAGCATTCTAGTTACTAACTCGTCAACTATTGAACAGGATGAAATTAGTCTATACCTCTCATCATTAAGTTTATCTCTGTTATGGGGCTCATCCTTAACAAATAAACGCACCGGGTCAACAAAGAAATTTTGCACTAACCAAATAGGATCAGGGTCTTCAAGATTGACACTATTTAAAGTTCTAATTCTATCCAACACCGCATCAATGATGACATCAGAATGTTTATCTAACAACTCACCTTTAGTAGAACCAAGTTTACACCAAGGAACTCCGGGGGATGAAGCTCTTTTAATATTAATAAAATGGCTCGCAACATCCTCTCTAGTTAGCTCCCGGCTAAAACACTCAGGTGCTTCAGTGATAGGCATCACTTGTCTAAACATGTGTGCTAGAATTCCAATCTCATCCCTTGTGACATTTCTGTCACAATGTTTTAATCTACTGGCATGTGCTTTGAAACTCGACAATTCAGCAAGACCTCCCCGCCTGGGCCAATCATATTCGGTTAATTGGGGGAAGTATTTGATTGCGTCTTCGTAGAATTTCGATTTCTTTTTGGTTTTGTTTTCACTGACGCCAATTCTGACGCCTGATCCGACTTTTGCCATGTTTCCTTCAAATGTTGCGCTCTGTCTAGAACTACAGTTGAACTTGAAGGCTTTGGTAAACTCCCGGTGGTAGCTTTGGAGATCACCCGGGTTTGATCCCTCATTTGGAAATCCTCTTGGACTTCGGGCTCTGGACTCTCATTAAGATTTGATTCTAAAAGATCGAGACGCTGCTCAACAGTTAAACTAGGTTTTGCTACTCTTTCAGGTGCCACTGGCTCGGGTTCCACTTTCTCAACTTTCTTCATCATTTTCTCAATCTTCTTATGTAAATCAGTATTGAGCTTAGACAAAGCAGCGATCTTAGTTTCACTCTCTTTAACCTTGGCTTCCGCGCGGAGTTTCGTTTCTTCCACAGTTACCAATGACTTATTACCACTATGTATGGCCTCATCCCTAGTTTTAAGTAAGTTATTGCATTTATTGTTGACTCTTTCAAGTTCAACTCTCAACGCTTCAATTTGCTCACTTACACTTTTCAGGGGCTTTACAACTAATGGTGGTATATCATCAGTTTGTTGTTCATCGATAATGACATTACCTTGGATTCCACTTTCAAAACTATCATATTCTGCATCTATCTCATCGTAAATGTGCATCGGCACATC